CGGGGGGAACATGCTTTTGCTTCTGGTGGCATTATCCGCGAGCCGGTCTTTGGCTTTGGCTTACATAGTGGCCAGTCTTACTCATTTGCTGAGCAAGGCCCGGAGAGGGTGCTTAGCAACGCAGACAGCTTTGGACAGCTTGCGGCTCCGGTAGTAAACATCAGCATTATCAATAACAGCAAAGCACAAGTAGAAAGCTCACAGGCTTCTAGGATGCAAGGCAACGAGATGATTATCGACGTTATCTTGGATGACTACAACAAAGGNGGCAAGACTTACAAGACATTTGGGAGGTAGTTAGATGGCTACATGGAGTCAAATATCCCGGCGGCCATTATCTGAAACCTGGGAGTATGTTGAAAACGTCGTGAAGCATTCTAACGAAGATGGCTCAGTGACTCGAAGGAAGCGGTATTCTAAAGACAGAATACGCTTTGCAGTATCGTTTGACTTGCTGAACAGCACGGATGCAGCGGTTATAAAGGCGCTATTTGCTCAATACGGGCTGCATAGTCATTTCAGCTTCACAGATAAATCAAGCACTGCTAGAAATGTCGTCTTTGAAAAGCCACTTAGTTTTGTGGAGTCTGTCAGTGGTTGGTATAAGTTTGATACTATTGTGCTAGTGGAGATTTAACTATGCCTAAGATTTTGCCGGCTGCTATTGTCGCTGAGAAAAACAAGCTAATGAGCGAGAATCCTTGGATTTATCTGTTTGAGATAACCATTAGCGAAGCTGAGTATCTTCGGGTTTGTAATAATAACGAGAATGTCAGCTTTGAAGGCAATGTCTACCAAGCGCTTCCTATGCAGGTGGATACTTTCATGCAGACCAAGGATGGCAAGATACCGTCGTTGTCAGTTAGTGTCAGCAACGTAGGGAAGTTGCTGACTTACTACACAGAGTTATATGGCGGTCTTGTGGATTGCCCGGTTAGGCTGATGGTAGTAAATTTAGGGCTGCTAGCTGAGAATTACGCAGAGCTTACTTTTAATTTCTCCATTACTACCACAAGCATTGGGTCTGAGTGGATAGTATTTAGCCTCGGAGTACCTAATCCACTAAAACGCCGGTTTCCACAGCATAGGTATATTTCTAAGTATTGCAATTGGAAATTCAAAAGTGTAGAATGTAAATACTCAGGGACGAAGACTACTTGCTTACGCACCTGGGAGGATTGCATAGCGCACGCGAATACTTCTAANTTTGGTGGCTATCCGGGGNTGACATCTGATGGATTTAGAATCGTCTATTAGTGATCTGGTTGGGACAAAATACAAAGCTCATGGTAGGACTAAGCAAGAAGGCTTAGACTGCTATGGGCTTGTTTTGTTGATCGGCAAGAGACTTGGAATTGAGCTTCCTGAGAGTTTATACTTAGCTCGGTGGGATAAACGGCATGGGTTATTTGAAGATAACAAGCAATGGTTTATCAGGGTTGAGAAGCCCCAAGCTGGGGATTTGATAACATTCTCAATTAATAAGTATGTCGTACATGTTGGGGTTATGTTAGATCATTACAGGTTTATTCATGCTACCGACACAGCTGGCGTTTGCCTTGGTCGAGTTGATTCTACTCCACAGACTATAGAAGGGTATTACCGATGGAAAAGCTGATTATCAAGCAAGTCTCGAATGTGTTGACTGACGAGCATGTGTTTGTGGAGTTCGAAGGCACAGAGTGGACTTATCGGCAAGTAGCGGAGTATTTACTGCCTCCGGAGGTTAAGTATTGCTTCGTGGTAGATGGCAGAGATGTGGCTGAGGAAGAGCTAGATACGGTTGTGCATGTAGATTACGAAGTAGTTTTATATGCACAAATAAAAGCGCCTGTTGTTTATGCCTTTGCCGTAATCTGGTCTTACTTAGCTACGGCATATGCTGCTGGCGGGATATTTGCGGCTGTAGTTAATGCCGCCGCTTATGCTGCGGCAATGACCGCTATTAGCTACGGGCTTAATGCACTTTTTGGCCCAAAACCGCAGAAGCCTAATTCAATCGCAAGTAGCGATCTGACTACTTCGCAATCTTATGGCTGGAATCCTGCGATTACTCAGCAAGAAGGCGTGATTGTGCCTAAGTATTACGGCACTATGGTTGCTAACTCTGGGAATGTTATTACTGCCTATCGGGATAAGGATGGAGTAATTCCTGATGTTAATACCGGGGCTGCAAGGGAGGCTATTCGCTGTGCNGTTAGNTANGGNTTTGGNCCAATCAAGGGTATCCGAGAAGTTAAAATCAACGACCAGTATTTAGATGAAAACACCGGGCTGGTTGTGCAGCGGCGCTATGGGTTTACTAGCCAATCCCGCATCGCTGCTATTGAAGACTTCACAACTACCGAAGATACTCCTGGGTATAATGTTTCTACTACTTGTGCGCTTTACGAGCATCCAATTCCTGCTGGGACTCATGCCTTCGAAGTAGTGCTGCATTTTCCTTCTGGGCTTTACCAATATCGGGATGACGGCAGCAAAGAAGGCTATCCAGCACAGTTTGAAATGTATTGGTACAATGTAACCACCAGTACCATTATTAAGCCATTTATTACAGATTCTGGAGCGACGATTACTAAGTTCGCTCGTTGGAGCTATGGCTACTATGGGCCGTTTGGTGAAGATGCTTCTGGCAACTGGACGCTTAAGGGCTGGCGAGAAATCGAAGCATGGTACGAAGAAGACTTGCCATACGATATGGCTAACTACTCAAATTCTGTAGAAGGATTTGATTGCTATTGGAGAAAGATAACTGTTGAAGAGCAGCTGCCTGATACTCAGGCGACTACTTACAAGACCATGACTGGTCCTGTTTATGCCGCGACAGATGTTACTTTCCGGTTTACTCTGCCTTATGCAGACGGGCATTCTTTTAAGTTCTATATCCGAAGGATAGATGCGCCGGATACGCTTAAGCAAATGGCGTCGGCTTATGTCAGCGCGATTAGATATAAGACTTATCGGTTTACTACTTATCCCAGGAATGTTGTGTTAGCCATCAGTGGGATTGCTACTGAGAGGTTTAATAACGATCTGGATATTAGTGCTATTATTGATGGAGCGATAGTTAATACGTATAACGGCACTAGTTGGACTTTGCAGCATAGCAGTAATCCAGCGTGGATAGCTTGGGACGTGCTGACTCAGCCGGTTTATACGAATAGATCACCTATTGCAGAAAACTGGGGCAGTTGGCTTGGGTATGATGATATTCTAACGCTTAACCGCTACGATGGATTTCAGCCTTCGCAGTTGAATCTTAACGATTTCTACGCTTGGGCGCAGTTCTGCGATACCCTTGTCAGTGATGGCGCTGGTGGTACTGAAAAACGCTTCGTGGCTAATTGCGTCTTTGACACGGATATGTCCCTCTGGGATGCAGTCACTAAGTTCTGCGAGAACTACCGAGCGTTGATCTACTGGAACGGCAGCGAGATTCGGCTTTGTGGCGACTTCGGCGCAACAAGTGTTAGCCAGCGGTTTAATGACGGGAATATTATTGCAGATAGTTTGTCAATTAGCTACATCCCGAAAGACACTCGGGCAAATGAAGTTGAGCTTAGTTATCTTGAAGAAGGGAATGATAATAAGCGAACAGTACTAGCGTTGTATGACCCGGAGATTGAAGGTGGGAATAAGTCTCAAGTAACCCTGTTTGGTACGACCAGGGCTAGTGAGGCTTGGCGGATTGGTAAATATCTGCTGGCGTGTAATAAGTACATCAACCGTATTGTTAAGTTCAGCACTAGCTACGAGGCGCTGCATAGTGCGCTTGGCGATGTGATTGAAATTCAGCATAGTATGCCCGACTGGGCAGCTGGTGGTAGGATTGCGAGTTATAACTCAGCCACGAAGATATTCTATATTGATGGGTTATTGCTAGGTGATAGCGAATATCTAGCTATGGGATTTTCCCAAGCCACTATTGACGGTTGGCGCGCTGGTGGTGCAGGGCAAGTAATCAACAACCAAGTAGACACAGGGCTTACTATCGGTATCGGCATCCGCACTCTTAATGGTGCTTATGCTGAATATGCTGTATATGGCGGTGGTTGGCTCAATGGTCAGACACAGATTATTCTTCCAGTGGCTACTTCTGCAACTGGAAGCCCGCAGCTAGGCGATTTGTATTGCTTAGTTGGTGATGTTGCTCTGCAGAAATTCAAGATTACTGATATCAGCATAGAAAATGACAACACGGTTAGTATTACTGCTGTTGATTATAACGAGCAGATTTACGTTGAGGCAGATGATTGTACAGGTGTTACTGCCCCTGTGCTTACGTTGCCTGACAAATTCCCTAATGTCACGAATATCACTGCGGCTACTTATGCTAAGTTAAGTGCTGGTGCGTATACAAGAGCACTAGAAGTTAGATGGACGATACCGATTAGTGCTTACTTCGCCAAGGTGCGGGTTTATTTGTCGTATGGCAGTAGTGCGACTGTACTTACTAACATAGCTGAGTTTATTGGCGAAACCACAGGAACACAGTATCGACTTGAAAATGCTCCTGTTGCTGAGTATTATCGCGTCCATGTCGCNACTGTTAATACTCTNGGGAATGAAGAACCNTTGTCGATGTGTCCTTCTATCGGCTGGGAAGCTTCTGATGTGAATGAAGTCACTATTCCCTATATGGCTACTGGGGTTAATGAACT